GATGGTATTTTTATAATCCCTCTTATACCATCACATTAAAGTTTTAACTAAAAAATATTTTAGCGATCTCCATATATACCTCGCTCATTCTCCATTCTTCACAATAATAAGCAAAATTGTGAAAGAATTTTTTTACGCCATATTCACGTATTAATCTTTTTACTTGTGAATGTTGCCCATTATAATAGCTTTCAGTAATGTATTCTAACTTTTTATCTTCATTCATCTTTTTATATCTCCTTTTTATTTGATTCTTACCATTCCATCCTTACAAAGTACAATCCCATTATCTAAAATCATTCTAGCAATAGGATGACGATCTTCTAAGTTTGGGTGTAGGCTAAAAAATATTTTACCATCCATTGGTTTATGATTCTTTATTAGATTAATAGCGAATGTTATGTCTAAACATTGCCTACAAGTACAATCATCTTTTTTATCATCCATCTTGACACTCTCCTTTTTTATCATTAGGTAAAATTAATTAGAATGAAAGTGACTACTAACAATAGATTAATAGTCACTCATATTGTAATTAATCTTCTAATTGCTTAATAGAATTGTATCCTGTTTTTGAATATAGTACTTTCAAGAGAGATTCTACACTATAGCCAATAATATCCGTCACAAGTGACAACTCCTCACGTGTAGCAATCTCACGGTCTACCATATAATCCCATAATTCTAACGTGTTCATTTTACTTGCTCCTTTATAGTCTAATAATTAATATGTCAATTACTTGTATAATCCCCCATGTTACAAGTAATTAAGATTCTAATTATTCTATACAGTGTCTTTGATAAAATCAGAAAAGGAGAAATTGAAGATCTCATCCTCTCTGCTATCATCAAGTGCATAAATTGACATACTTTCAAAGAATTGTATATACTCAAGATCGGTATAATCGTCCCCAAACTCTTGTATAATCGATTCTACAATGCTCTCTAACTCGTATACGCTTGATACCCCTAGCGCATGACAGTAGTGGCCCTTGCGATCTTCTAATATACGATCCATTATTCGATTGCCCGTATCCCATGTGCTCTCCAGACTAGCGAAGTATTTACCACGTGCGTCCCATAGCATCCCTAAAATCATGGGGTTGGGGTTGTCATTAAAATCGCCTATAACAGATGCAAAGTATAGAATCGCTTGCAAGTGACGTTTAGAATCTTCGTTAGGTGTGGATTGCTTAATACTCCACACTTCTAAGTTAGATTGTAGTTTAGTGCTATGGTATGCTCTGTCAAACTCTTGCTTGCTCTCTTGAGTATTCATTGTACTTGTCTCCTATAGTCTAAATAATTAATATGCCAATGGATACCGTCCCCATCCCTTATGGTATCCATTAAGATTCTAATTATTCTTTGGCATATACGTCAAATTGTATGTAGAATTGACTAACTTCGCTTATAACAAAAAGAATCCGCTTGTGATCGTCTTTAAGTTTATTGTAGATCTCCTTTGGATCATCATTCATCCCTCTGTGTAATCCGCTATGGTTATCGCTATAATCCTCTAACATAGTATAACCATAGTCTGACAGATCGATTCTACTTAATAGACTGTCATTAATAGCTACACTAGGATTATTCTCAAGGGATTCTAAGTATTCCTCTATCCCATAGTCCATCAAGCAATCTAAGCAGACTAATTCACAGTCATTCAGAACAACATAAGAAGGAGACCATCCATAGAAATTAGGCGATATTCTAACAGATCCTCCACATTCTTGGCACGTTGTCCACTCATCTAACCATTCTACCTCAGCAAAAGATTCTATAATATTCATCTCCTCACTTGTCCAGTCATTCCAGTCAGCAAAAAGAATAACCTCTTTGCCCATAGAATAACCTAATTCCTTATACTCGTAAGAATAGCTGTCAATTCTATCGTCCTGTGTATACTTGTTTAATAATTCTTGCTTAGTCATTGTACGATCTCCTTATATGGTTGAATAATTAATATGTCATTGCTATAATATCCCTCTTGATACCATAGCAATAAGATGCTAATTATAATGTGCTATCTGATAGCACAGTGTAAGCGGGATTATCCCAACGGATTAAGGTAACCTCGTAACCCTCTTCGATCGGGAATCGTGTAGCAATCTGCTCATACAATGCCACTGCTCTTGCTTTCCCTTGTATTCCTCTCTTATCAGTACTAAAAAAGTACCTACCATTCTTGGATACATTCACGAAGTAAAAATACATTAGATGCTCCTTAGTACTGCTAGCATGGGAAGTACAATGGTATTAAAAGCAGTATACAAAACGACTGCTAGAATGATTACAATGACAGCGAACAATACGCTAGTCTGCCCACTCTCTGAATTACATACGCAACAAGGACGATCTTCACATGTGCAAGTGTCATCATTAACACGTGGTAAAAGATCGAAAGTATTGGGATAATCCCCGTCAATACAATGGGGACACACGCCGTATATAACATCGTCCTCATTGTTGGTCAGTATCATCTCCCCACATGACAAGCAATCGAATGACAGCGGTACAACTTCCCATGTCACAACTCCGCGCCCGTCAATAGCGCAACAGATCTGATCATCATAATTAATGTGGCCAATGTGTCCCGTCCATAATTCTATAAAGGAATCCAACTCGATGGTATTCTTACATTCCTTAAATTCTATGTGCCCATCCCAAGCCTTCCAAGTTGCATTATACATTGTAGATCTCCTCTGATAGTAAGGACAGCAAGCGCCGTCCCCTGTCAATATGATAGCATTAAACCCGCTGCTACTATGAGTAGAACATAAGAGAATTATGAGAAATAATTAATGTGCATGTACTATATATCACAAATGAATGTGGAGTAATATGGTCAGAATTGTGGGAAAGATGAAAGGCAGGAAAACACAAGCACCATCCCATAAAACCATTTTCTAATCTCCCCCAAATCATTCCCCCTTGACAACTAGACAGTCTATCTATCCCCCTATGTGTAACTTATCTAACTAAAGCAATAACACCAAATGAGAATACTGCCGCTTCTATTTCAGCGACCGCACTCTCCGCATGGTAAGTGATGGATGTCACGGCTGAATTATCCCTTTCAGCCTTTCTAATTTCATCCTTTTGTATCTCTCTAGTTCCAACTCATCTATTTCTAATATTATCTTCACTTGATTTAACATAATTTCAACATCAGCCATTTCTTCCACAACTTTCTCTCTATCCTTGTTTGGGTGTTCTATTACTATCTTGGATAGTTGCTGTGTAAGCTCTGCCATTTCCTCTATACACACAACCATCTGCTTGTCGTTTCCAAAATGCTCTATCGCTGTTCTTAGAAACTTCTCGTTCTCGTTCATTCTATCATCTCCTTTTGGATGTCACGGGTTTCGGGTTACTTTGGTGACTTTTCTTTTTCATCACAAATGCAATAGCCAGCACCGCAAACCAAACAGTCTTCTACGCCAACGCTGAAAGCCAAATCCGCTTCACCCGTTGGTTGGGTGGCTTCAATGCTTAGAAGCTCCTGCAATTCTTCAGCACAATTATCAAGCCCAGCAGCTTCGTTGTCTAATTTTAGATATTTTTGGTGCATGTCTCTGCTGTCGTATTCTGGCGGGACTTGAGCCATCGCCATTTTTTTCCAGCGATTAGCAAGAGCATGTAATTTTTCAGTAAGATTATTCATTCTAACTCTCTTTTATGGGCAGCAACGCGCCGCCCAACGGTTTGCGTTAGCTGCGGGGCGCACGACCGCAATTGCGACAAATAAGAACCTGCCCGTTGTTGCGTATATTGGGTTTACTACAAGCGCACAGATGCGCCCCGTCCGCTTTACGCAGGGTTGGGCGGCTTCTTTTTATATAGGCATTAAGTGCGGCAATATCTTCCCTGAGAGCTGCTATTGTTGCGTAACCAGAGTAAAAATGGCTGTACGGATTTGACCTGCCCTTTTTCACTTGTTCATGGATCAGCGCAGCACAACCAAAACAAAAATAAATCTCTTCCTTTTTATGATTTCGTATATGAACATGCTCTGCGTTTACCGAATAATCATCATGGCAGACGTGGCATTCAAAACCCTCGTCTTCATCTGGTGGACTTTGGCGCATATATTCTAATGGCATTTTTCTCCTTTAACTTTGACGACAGTTAAGCCGCCCAACTAAGTGATATGCAGAATACATATCTAAATTTTATAGTAGGCCCTATGCCTATTACATTTTTCACATACGACATATTCCGTATCTGGAATTGCTACAAGATCATTAGGATGTGGAGTATGCACAGTCTCTTCCTTACACACTGGACAATAAATTAGTTTTTTGGATGGGGATTGAACCATAAGTAGTTTACACCATGTAAAATATTAAATTGATTTCTCCTATTTGATGCAGACAGACTTAGTAGCTCCTATCAGAAAGTTACTAAGTCTGTCTTGCGTACCCAACACATCAAAGGAGAAGATGTTAGATATATAATACCACTTTATTTGAGTTAAAACATTAAAAATAGATAAGAGTTTATGGAACTGTATTTAGCAGTTTTTCCAAGACAGGATATAACTTAAAACCATAAGTAATGACTCCCCCCACTCCTGTTCCCAATAAAGCGACTGCGGCTATTAGAAACTTTTCCAGGAGACGTTCTCTGCGAGACTTTCTTCGTCTTTCTTCTAAATTATCATTTTCAACATGAGTCGTTAATGCTGCTTCTATTCTATCAACGGCATCCCCTACATTGCGTAGAGTTTCTGCCATACCCTTTTCCCCATTCCCTATCACGATTTTACTAATCTTTTCTACTCGCGTTTCCAGAGCAACAAATTTATCTTTATCAATAGTCATCAAAGTCTCCTGTTTAGTTTCCACACTAAAATTATAGACTTACATTTACAAAACTTCAACTATCTAAAATGTCTTCTATCTCATTACACCAGCAAGTATCGCCACATTCGTCAAGAGAAGCGGTTAATGAATGTTTTAGAATGACTAACCGAATATCTCTATGCTTTAAAGATATCTTTATAAAGTATTCTTCTAACATTTTATTTTGCTGCTGTAATTTCTTTGTGTAAAGTTTCATCTCTACTCCTAATATAAAAATTCTTCAAATCTCGCCAGCACCATTCCTCCTAGAGTGGCGGTTTTTCTTATTGTGTCCAATTCTAACTTATTAATCTCTATTGAATGGATGGTATATGGCTCATAAAGACATAAAGATTTTTTAAGCGCATGTTTGTGGTCATCTGCCCAAACACATCCAACTCCATTATAACGCGATCCCTTATCTTCAAGAGAAAAAGTCACTATTACATAATAAAACATATTTATTCTCCTACTCATCATAATTATAGTCGTACCAAATGTGTATCCCATCGGATACAGATAAACCAACAAACACGCCAAATAAAATAAATAACACTAAACCAGAAGGGCGAAGAAAGGCTATCCACCAAAATTGGTATAACATACGAATAAATGAACTAAACACGTAGGAATGTGACCAAAAGCTCCTATGCTTCATTCTACGTCCATAGAACATCCAATAACCTACAAATATAGCCCCAAAGTCTCCTAGCCATCTCATTACGTCCCATTCTGTCACTGTAATGTTTGCCTGATCTAAATCTGGAGTAACTATCCTGCCTAACAAATATCCTAAAGGCATCCCTATGGATATGAGCAGAGAGTTGGTAAAACAATGTCTTCCTGCACACGAGTAAGGATAAATATATGAAAGTGTATATTCAAGTAAAATAAAAGAGAGCAGAGGAAGCCAGATTGTACAAATCTTTAACCTTCTTCTCCACTCTCTATTATGAATCTTTCCAGAAGGCACTACTACCCTCTTCTGCCAATTGTCTGCCTATATCGTAATTCATTCTCACGAGCCTTTTCTCTTGTAAACTTATGCGAAGGTTTATTTGTATTATATCTTTTATTATGTAACTTTTTCTTGTTCTCAGGAGGCTTATCACTAAACGCATAATCAGCAAAGGATTTACCAATTGTAGTAAACAGGTCTCCAGACCGACTCTCTCCTAGACCCCATGAAATCATCAACTCTGGAGACATATCAATTAGAAAGGCTAAAGCCCATTTCATAAAAGGAGATGCCCCTTCTGCTTGAAGACTTCCTATTCCCACAGCATTTGTATAAATGGAGTAAAAATAAGCGAGTACTCCTAAGAACACCAAAGTAGGATTCAGATCAATGAAATCTGTGGACAAAATGAATTGTAGCAATGAGGCTACGATAGCCAACAAAAAGCCCACAAAAACAACAGAATCATTTCCTATCTCAAAATCAAGACCAAATCCATCCTTGCTCCATATAATAGACTGACCTAAAAGCACAATTCCCACTACTGTCACACACAATCTAAGAAATCTATTCATTTCATCCTCTCTTTTCTAATTCTTCTATAGCATAGCCTATCAAATTATAGGCAGTTGAGCGACTAACTGGATAAGTGTTTTGTATTTCTTTTGCACTTGCAGACGTTATCCATTCTAAGGTTTCTGTATCCATCATTTCAGCATTAGATTTCCAATTACTACCATATTGTCCAAGTTGGTTATTATCTAAGACTTGGACAGATGGGTTTTGTCCAAGTTCATGTCCAAGTTGGACATCACTTGGATATACTTTTACACCATGTTTAATTTCCCATCGTCTATTTCGATCTGCCCGTTTCTCCTGCCGAATTCTTTCTTCTAATTCTTCTTTCTTACTCATTTTTGTTTCTGTTGAGACATCATGCTCTAATTTTAGTTTATAGTATCCGTTACCAATACCTGTTAAAAGAGGCAGGAAGCAAAGAAGAGTAATTACTTGAGAAAGAATAGGGTCTGTGTTTCCTGTAGCAGTTTCTAGTTTCACATTTAGACTAACTAACAAATAAACATAAATTGCCACTACCGCTCCAAATAATCCGACAATAAAAAATGTCTTCCAGTTTTTACTTTTAATCCAATCTACGACAGCTTCTACGAACATGGATGTAAACCATAAACCCATGCCTTCCAAACCAAATACAAATGTAAAAGCAATTCCAGGAGGAAAATTTAGAAAAGCTGCTGTACTATCCATTGTCAGCCAAGCTACAGGAATGGGAGTGGTGTATGGTAATACCGCTGAAAGAAACCGATAAGCTGCGGGATTAAATACATCAAATACATCTCCTATCCAATTAAAAATATTTGCTAACCAATTAGTTTTCATAAACACTCCTATTTATTAATATCTCCCCAACAACCAACAAATTCCGTCACAGAGAGGAGTTGATTGCGGGGGAGATATTAATAAAATTCTCTGTGACATGGACACATTCTATCACACTTTCTTGATAGTTTTATTAAAATAATATGAGAATTTCCTTAGATTTATAAGTATTTTGTTAATAACTATGTCAAATTCCTTGCAGATTTCTAGAAATGAGTGGTATTAATATACTAACTTAATTTAACCTCTAAATATCCCTTCTAAACTCTAATCTAATATTAATGTTACTATCTTGACACTATGTTATAATATATTTAATTAAAGGAAAAAAGTGTGTATAAATTTTTGGCGTTTCTTTGTTTTTTAGTTATTTTTCTTATTATTATTACTCCTGATGATGGAGAATTAAAGGGTATAGCTATTTTTGGATGGGTTATATCCTTCTTAATGACTCATTTAGCCAATCGGGAAAATTGATATGGCATTTCCAAAAATGATAAAAAGAAAAACTTTAGATGGTGAAGCTCTATTTAAACATTACTATGTCAGAATGGGTACTGGAGGAAGTTTCAGGAAACTGGCTGGTTGGTATGAAAAAGAGTTTGGTAGGAATCCTTATACTGGTAGAGCTTATACACATGAATCTTGTGTTCAAGCTATGTGGAGATGGGGGCTGAATAATTTAGAAGAATCAAAGAGAATTTACATCATGTATATTATGCAATTCGAGAATGATGACCTAGAAACTCCTAATTTGGATGAAGTTTGGAAATATAATGTTCAACGAAGACTTCTTTCCTGTTACAAAGAAGGAACTAGACAGTATAGAGAATTTTACAAAAATCATCCTGAATATTTGGGGGACTAATGAGAGAAGCAAACGATTCTAAAGAATTTATTGTGTGGTTATTTAATAGTAGATGTGTTGGTTTAAATAAAACTTGCTGGAATCTTGGAACAGATAGAAGTCACATTCTCCCTAAATCTCGTGGTAAGATTGCAAGGGATTGGAAGAATATTGTATTACATTGTCCTGAGTGTCACTCTAAATATCACAGTATGGGAGCTTCTGAAATGAATATAAGGATGCTTCAAGATCGCAGAGAAAAGTATCTTGTTATGTTTGGTAGGGAAGATTATATTTAGTGGGAATTATAGAGTTTTCAAAACCATAGGAGTTTCTGATGAATGAAGAAATCTTTAATGATTGTCTTGAACGCTGGAATAGTAGTAACGGACAACCTTTCTGGCAAGAGTTAGCAGATAAGTATGGATACACAAAAAGGCGTATTAGGTATTTATTCACACAAGAAAGAAAGCGCAGAGGAATTGAAGGAAAGAACCAAGAAAAGCCAAAAGAGAGTTCTACTTACAAAGAAACGGATGAAGGTTTGTATGTTGTTTGTGCATCTTCAAGAGTAAGAACAAGGGAGGATGTTATAAAACATTTTAATATTGATACTAATATTTGGAAGGTGGATTCTTTTGAAGTGAAGTCAAGTGAGGGATATAGAAAAGATAGAAGTGTTGAGTGGGATGTAGATGATGGGAAGGTTACTCATGGTACAGTGAGAGATAGTGGGAAAATGCTTGTTGTTCCTCTAATTCACACAAAAACAAAATTTATTCGTATTACTCTTCCAGAACTAACTATAAGTGATTTAGAGAACTTTTATAAAGATAAGAAGTTTGAGAGTAATATAAAATTTCCATCATTCAAGAAATCCAATAAGCGAGTTTTAGAACTTTGTCCATCTGACGCGCATATCGGAGCAAGATTCTTCGATAAAAACTATAGCGACTTGGAAGACATATTTCCTGCTATGATGGCAGATGTATTTGCTCGTATAGAAAGAGACACTTTAGGATTTAGTAAGATAATTTTTGCTCCTTTAGGCGACATGTTCCATTTCTCAAATAGAAAACAGCAAACTGAAAGACATCAGCAAGTAGTTGATGGAAATGGAATGAATCCTTTAGAGATGTTTGACACAGCAAGGCAAATGTTCTTTGCTACAATGGATAGACTTCTTACATATGCTCCAGTAGAGTATGTCTATATTCCAGGCAATCATGATGGACTTTCTATGTATCATTTAGCCTGTGTAATGGATGCTAAATATGGAAACGAGAAAACCTTCACTTCTGATTTAGGTCACGCTAATCGTAAATGGAAACTTGTTGGAGAAAATTTGATAGGTTTAGAGCATGGGGAGATGTCTAAGAAAAACAGAGTTCATTGGCTGGCAGTAGAAGCAAGCGAAGATTGGGGCAAATCTAAATATAGAGAAACACATAGTGGACATTTGCACCACGAAGAGGTCATTGAAGTTGGAGGAGTGAAAACTCGTAGACTTCCTGGCATTGCTCCTACAGATTATTGGCATCATGAATCTGGATATTCTGGTGCAATTCGAGCGACTATGAGTTTTGTTTGGGATGAAGATCGTCTTGGATGGACTGATATGTGGCAATCTACTGGCAGGTGATACCTTCTTTACAAAAAAGATAAACTTTCGTACAATAGTCTTATGGCTATTTCAAAGACAAAGAAAGTATATAAAACTTATTCAAAGACTTACAGACAGAATTGTTTCAATGCTTGGTACTCAATGGGGAGACCAGGATTAGGGTCTTTTGTAAAAGAGATGGATGAAGATGAATATGGAAGAACTCCATCTCATGCAATTGTAATGAATTGGAGGCATGAAGATAGTTGGGATGTTCATGCTGACGATTTGGATGCAAAAGCAGTAGCTATAGTAGACGATGAACTAATAAATCACCGAGTTCTAATGCTAAAGCAGATGGCATCAAAAGGAAAAGAATTACAGAAAATGGGGATGGAATGGATTAGAGAGAATAAGTTTGACACCTCATCGTCTGCTGTAAGTGCAATTTTCAAAGGGGCAGAATTAGAAAGAACCTCTCGTGGTATATCTGAAAGATTAGTAAAAATGTTGAAGATGTCTGACGAAAATCTACTTCTGGAAGCACAAAAACTTCTTGAAAAGGCTTCTGGTGCTGGTGAGATTATTGATATGGAAGCAGTAGAAGTGGAAGACGATGAAGAAGTAGAGTAAGATGGCTAGAACTAAAACTTTCACTTTAGATGATAAACGCGCTCTTTTATTAGTTTTAGAAGAGTTGAATTCAAGAAACGTAAGTTTGCCAGAAGAGACGGCAGGGGTTTTGAAAAAGAAAAATTTAGTATGGCCTGTAGATGAAAATGGATATTTTATAAAGAAAGATGGTACTCTTTATAATGCTACAGAAGCACAGGCTGGCTTTATTGCAACGGACTCCAGATTTTCTTTATATTACGGAGGCCGAGGTAGCGGGAAAAGTTGCGCGGGAGGTCAAAAAGCCTTACGGAAAATAATGGATGGGGAGAATGGGGCGGTAATAAACCCCTTGTTCTCTGACTTCAAAGATTCAACTTGGAAAGAATTCAAACAGTGGATACCTTGGGATATGGTCGTTCCTGCACAAAAGCATCGTGCTAATGATGAATGGCAGCCATCTCAACCTTTTACTATGGTATTTATGAATGGGGCTACTGTAATGTGTAAAGGATTGAAAAATCCAGATAGCGCACGAGGCCCTAATATCAATTGGCTTTGGTATGATGAAAGTCGTAATGATCTTACGGGCATGGCTTGGAAAATGGCTATCGCTTCTGTTCGTGTTGGCAAAAACCCACAAGCATGGACTACTACTACACCAATGGGCATGTCACATTGGCTTTATGAATTTTTTATTGAAAAAGATTTACCTGATGTTGTATTAGGAATTATGGAGAAAGAAGGAATCAGTATGGATTCTCTTATTTCTTCTTTCAAGGGGTCTATCAATGACAACAAAGAAAATCTTGATCCTGGCTTCTACGTTTCTATTCTTAGCTCTTACCCTTCTGGCTGGTTGAAAGATAGGGAAGTAGATGGAGATTTCGCAGAAGAAGGTGGGAAGATAGGTGATGCTAGATGGTTTACTGCAAATGATGATGGTGAGAATAAAATCATAAAAGAGCCATTGCCTGACCAAACTAATATTATAAGATATTGGGATTTAGCTGCTACTGAAAAGAAGCAAGCAAAGAATGACCCTGATGAAATGGTAGGAACTCTTCTTTCTAAGCATAAAGGGAAAGAGAATGATAAGCCCTTATTTTGTATTCAAAATCAAATTGGTGGTTATTGGGGAGATAAAAAGGCTATAGAAGTAATTGCAAACGTAGCTAGAGCAGATGGCCCTCTAATTACAGTTATGGTTGAGCAAGAGCCAGGAGCATCGGGAAAGATTACAGTTGCAGCAGTTCAGGAGTATTTCAAGCGATTTCCTGAGTTACAGGCGCATACTGTGAAGGGTTTAGATGTAAAAAAGGTCGGAGATAGAGTTTTGGCTGCGAACTTGTTGTGGTTTTCTGTTGCACAAGAGGGTAGAATGTATATGATGGAAGGTGCGTGGAACAAAGAAACCCTAAAGCAGATAGATGGATTTACTCAAGTTGTCCATGACGATAGAGTTACTTCTATCACAAATGGGATGTTTGAGCTTAATCCATATCGAGTATGGAAGAAATCCGAGTTTATGACTTTATAATGAAACTAAATAAATCATACAGAGAAAGTGGTGTGTACAAGATAACTAACAATGTGAATGGTAAATTTTACATTGGAAGTTCCAATAACGTTTATCGTAGATTTAATTCTCATTTGTCTTCTTTACGTAGTAATAGTCATTCAAATGAAATTTTGCAAAGGTCTTGGAATAAATATGGCGAAGACAATTTTTCCTTCGCTATATTAGAAGTGTGTGATAATAGATTGGAAAGAGAGCAGTTTTTTATAGACGACCTTATTCCAGATTACAATATTTTAAAACGAGTTAGAGGAGTGAGAATTACTCCTTTTTCTGAGAAGCATAAGAAAAATCTGTCCTTGGCACAGCAGAATTCTATAATAAAACATTCTGAGAAATATAAAGAATCTGTAGCAGAAAAGATGCGTAGTTTATGGAGAACTAAGGAATACAAAGAAAAAATGTTAAGTGCTTTCTCTACAGACGAGTATAAGGAAAATCGTTCTGTATCTTCCAAATCTGTCTGGAAAAGACCAAACACAAGAAAAAATTTTGATGAGTCTTGGAAAACTGGGTTTGTGCAAAAGGGTAGAAAAAATGGTGTGAAAGATGCTGAGACGGTTTTAAAAATACGGCATTTACATTCTTCTAACAGATACACGTATACAGAATTGAAGGAGATGTTTGGTGTAAGTTATAATACAATTAGAAGAGTGATTAGTAGAGAGACTTGGGATTGGGTGTAGATATTATGTGCTATGATGAAAATTGGAAACAGGGAACTTGTGCTTGCGGAAGACCTCCACCAAAGAAACATTTTTCTGGTGGCGGTATAGTTAGATATGAATACCCAGTCTCAATCTGTACTCATCGTTTAGGAACTTTTCCTGTGTATAGATGGGTCTATCTTTCTGAAAATGAATCCGAAGTAATAAAAGTAGGTGAAATATGAGAATCGGTACTGATACAAGTTTTTGGGCAGAGAATGTAGATTACACAAAGATGGTAGCTAATGGGGCAGAATTTACTATTCTTCGTGCAGGGCAGGGTTCTTGGATTGATAATTATTTTCAGAAGAACTATGACGCTTCGGAAGGCATGTTGCCTAGAAGCACTTATTGGTTTTTCGACCAAAGATACAAACCATCAAGACAAGCAGAGCTTCTTGCTGCTGTATTGAAAGATAATCCTTTAGAAGGTTATATTTGGGCTGATTATGAAAGAGATTATGACAATGCTCCTTACGCATCTTGGGTAGACTTTCACACATTTCTTAGAGAAATTGAAAGATTGATTCCTGAAATGGTTGGAAGGATTGGTGTTTATACTCGTTATTATTATTGGAATGAGAAAGTTCCTCAAGATAAGTGGAATTTATTCGAGAAATATCCTTTTTGGGAAGCTAGATATGAAGCAGATGCTCCATTTGATAAGCCTTTCAAATCTTTGCTTTGGCAGTTCTCTGAGAGAGGGGATGGTGTTGCATACGGTTTGAATAAATATGTAAAGACGGCTATTGACCTGAATTATTTCATGGGAACGGATGAAGAATGGGAAATTTTTACTGGTAATATTGAAAATAATGTATTAGAAGTAGCGGAAGAAGTGGAGCCTGAAATCCTTGCAACGGTTGTCTCTGGTAAAGTTCCTTCATTGAAGGACGGCTCTGGAATAGATTATGAAACTGTAGCAAGGACTTGGGGAGGTAGACAGTTTCCAGTGAAGAATGTAAAACATCCTGACGATGACGGTTTTATCTATTGTGAGACAACTTTACACGTTCCAGTAGAAAATATTTTCACAGGTAAAAAGTATGTTACTTTGGAAACTGTAGTAGATGAAGAGCCTCCTGATAATCCTGCTAGACGTTGGAATTGGAAACCTGACCCTAATCGTCCAGAGAATTTGTATTCTTGTTATCAAGATAAATGGAAGTACGTAAATGTAAGGGAGGAGCGTGGAAGTGGAAAAATTCTTGCTACAACTTATCGTGGAGCAGTTATAGTTGGAGATAGAATTGTTACAGATAGAGGTCAAAAATGGCTTCATACATTATACGTAGAAAATCCTAATATTCCTATAGAAGGGTGGATTTCTATTGATGATGCTGATTTACTTGTTTGGGAAGTTCCTGAAAAAACTTTAAATTCCCTTATACCACCTAAAAGCTCCATTCCCGCTGAAATAAAGAGATTTGTTACTGCTCCTGATGATGGGAAATATTGGTGGTGGGGTTTTGAGACAGATAAGAGATATAGTAAATTATCTGTACCCTATACTGCGGTTTTTGTTAAACCTAATCAACAGCGCGTTGTTTTTGTGCAGTTACAAGAACCTACTCAGTTTTTCCAATTTGAGCTTTCGATGCTAGATAACCCTGGGATGCCTATAGCTTATTACGTAATGGTTTATTCTTCTCTCATGGCACAGAATCGCGCTTTGACCGATTACACTTCAAGTGAAGATAAGAATTTTACGACAGATTATGTTATTGGTGCTAACTTAGAACTAAATAATCCTTACTATTTTAAACTTCTTGGTTTTAAAGGTAATATGTACTACGAAGAAAGTAGAGATAGTGACACTGAAATAAGATTTGGTGGATTAGACCAAGATAATTTACCTTACCCAGAAGATGTTCATGGTAATCCTAGATATGTTCAGATGTTTACTGTAGTAAAACCAGAAAAGCATCCCGATAATAGATTTATGGTCAGCACCAATGCGCCTCAGATTTCTCGTATGATAGATGGGCGTATGGAAAATATAGGGTCAAGTATTATTAATTTAGCGAAACCTTGGACATCTAATGTCCTAATAACTGAACTTGAAGAAGTTAATGTTGGAGAAAAGAAACATCTTGTAAATTTATCAAGAGATGTAAATATTTTCTAGGCTATTGCAAAATAAAAGGATTTATTTATGACAAAAACACTGGGATTTCCTAGTTCACAAAATACATTAACTCCAATTCCAGAAGTTCCTGAACCTTCAAAGGAGTCTGGTCAGCGTTCTATAAATACTGATGATATATTCTTCACCAGATTTACTACGCCTTGGGCTAGACCTGATGCGGTTAGTGCTGAAATGTGGCGTAAGTTTGTTATGCTACAGCCAATTGCTGTAGATTGTAAAGAATCTCTTTTATCCACAGTTATTGGATTTGATTGGTCTGTTACTGCTAGGGACAGTGAAAAACGTGACGAGCTAAAATCAGTGGTTAAATATTACTCCAAACTTATTGATAAGGGAGGCTATTATTATGATTTTGGATATGAAGGATTAGTTGAACGAATTTTGTCTGATTTCCTGGACATTCCTTTTGGTGCAGGAGCAGAAATTGGAAGAAAGAAAGACAGTTCAAATGGTAGAGTTGTTTGGGTAAAGCCGATTGATGGAGCAACCTTGTATCCCACTCTAAACAGAGAATTCCCCGTAGTTCAGTACTATAATGGTCATTCTGCTAAGTTCCCCGCTTATGCCATGTCTCGTGTGTATATGACTCCTAGAAATGATATTCTTAGGGATGGTTGGGGAATGGCTCCTCCTGAAAAAGTGTATTTTGCTTTAGAGATGTTGCGTAGAGGTGATCAATATTATTCCAATTTATTGCTAGACACTCCTCCAGCAGGTCTTTTAGATTTAGGAGATATGGAAAAGGATAGTGCATACGATTGGGCGAAAGCGTTTAGAGCTTTTCAAGCAGGAGACCCTAGCTCATTTGCTATTCCTATTCTTTATGAGCATACTACCGATGTAAAATTTATTCCTTTTGGTAAAGTACCGAATGACATCATGTATGACAGGATTACTTTGAAATATGCAGCCATAGTAACTGCTGCTTATGGATTATCTCTCTCTGATATAGGGTTACAAACTACGTCTGCTTCTGGAGAAACTTTAGCAGGTTCTATACGCCAAGAGCGTAGAACTAAGCGAAGCGGTATTGCTAGAGCAAAGAAAGCAATAAAACGTTTTATAGAGAACTTTCTTCCTGACACATTACAGTTCAACATCATTGACCCTGACGATGAAGTAAATATGGCAATGGGTAAGGCAAGATTGGCTACTGTTACAGCTTTCAAGCCAATGTATGAGATGGGGCTATTCTCCCGCGAAGAAATGCGATTACAAATGCTACAAGATGGGCTGATGAGTAAAGATTTTCAAGAAGCTATTCCAGAAGGCGTTGAACCAGAGGAAGATACAAATAAGTCTCCAGAACGACCTGGCTCTCTTGGAAGTTCTGAAAGTGTAGCATCTGGTGGACAAGGGCAAGTACGTTTATCTGCTATCTCTGTAAATAAGTCAAAAGATTTTGAAAGATACGTGAAAGGCTTCGTTACTGATATTGTAAAACCTGCTGGAGAGTCTATTATTAAAGCAAAGAAACAGCTTTCAGAAGATGAGATTTATTTGGTTCGTTCTATGGTAGATACTTCTCTGTTTGGAGATATTGATTCTTTAGAATTGATTGAAGTTATAAAATCAGTTTGGAAAGGTAAAAAGTGGATGAAGCTAAGTTTCTCTAACTCCTTACCAGAAGAACTTGAGAGATTAGCTACAAAGAATATGTCTGATGACATGAAAGGAAAATTACATGGTGTAGATTGGGATACGGTTGCTGAGGAATTTAAAAGTAGTTTAAATGATGGAGCAAAGGAATTTATAGGAAAGTCTACCATTTATCTTCTGAAAGACATTTTACTAACAGAAAACGGTGTTGACACTGATATAGAAACAAATTACGATAATATAGTAAAAGATGTCCATAAAGCCTTATATGGAGATTTTGATAGTTTTGTTTCGGCTTATATAAACCTAGAAGCAAAAAGTCTTTTAGGAAGATTCAAATGAGAGGTGTTTAGTTATGATTAAGAAACAGATCGGTTGGCAAACAGTTCCTTTACAATATCCTACTCAGTATGAGAGCTTTCGTAAGCAAGTTCAAGAGTTACAAAAGAATGGATGGGAAGTAATGGGACAGACTTATGGCGGTATGCGTCATAATGATGCAGGTGTAAATGTGGATTTCTTCTTTATTCATATGGCAAAATATGAATGGGTAAATGAAGCATCAAAACCTAAAGTCGTAGCAAAGAAAGTAGGTAGACCTAAGAAAGATGCTTAAATGGTTTTTGTTAGTAGTGTTATTTGGAAGATTAACAATTTATCTAGTTCAGAAGTTTCCCCTTCCACAATTTCTGAACGAATGGCAAAATTGTTCTCTTTGCTCTGGAGTATGGATATTTTCCATACTCGCAGCTATCTTTAGAGTAGATTTATTGTCTACCGTATTTTATGAGTTAGGAGTTGGTTACGTTCCTTTTGTAAGTGAGTTTTTCACTGGAGCTATAACTAGCTGGATGGTTTATATTTTTGAAATTGGTTTTAGAGAGCGTTACTTAAATGTAACAATTTTGGAGTAAATATGGACGAAGTTCAACCTATTTCTAGCGTTGATATGATTATTGTAAAGGCTTCTCGTGAGAAAGCAGATGGGACTATGCGCTTGCGCATGGTAAATTCTGATACTGGAGAGGATGTTTACGGGGAGAAAATGTCCGTAGAACTTTTTGAAGATTTCATTCAGAGAAGTGATGACAATCTTCCTGTACCAGAACCATTTGACACTGTTGTTCACGAAGAGAAGTGGCAAGGTGGTAAACCCTATCTATCTGTTGCTCACTATAAGTCGGACGCTTTTGATGAGCTTCCTGGTGAACAAGAAAAGTTATATCTTGATGGGGAGAAACTAAAATCAGTAGACGTTCTTTATGATAATGATTTGGGCAATAGAATTTGGAAATCTGTGTACAATGATTTGTATGCAGAAGAAAAAGACTTTGAAAATCCAGTTAGAGTGTCTATTGGATTTATTGACTTAGAACATAAGCATGAAATCAAAGATGGTGACGATTTTGTGTTCACTAGAAAATCGTTAGAAGATAAATGTGAACTGTGTACTAAATGTGTAGAGAACAAAGTTTATTTGAAAGGACATTTGGTACACAAAGCATTTACTCGTGTTCCTGCTCATCCTAGAACTGATGTGGAGATCGAAATGAAATCAAGTGATATTATGACTAAGAAAGATGATGCAGAGAGCATTATAGGAAGTGACATCGAACTTGAGCAGAAGTCTCAAGTAGTTGAAGATATTTTGGTTGTGAAGTCTGAAAAAGATTTAGAAGATTACGCATGGTCTGTTCGAGGAAGTTTTTATGATGAATTCAGTCCTCCAATGTATGTGCGTACTGTTACAGAAAACAGCGTTATTGTGTCCGAATCTGGAACTTTATACAGAGTAGGATACAGTGATGGTGATAAAGGTTTTTCATTCGATAAGCGTTCTGCATGGGAAAGAGTTGAAATTGGGTATATTTCTGTGAAGAGTGAAGCTGGAGATGATGGATGGAGAATTGAATTTGATGAAGAAATTAGTACAGAGAAATCTGTAAATGATGAGGTAATTATGAAAGACGGAAAATCAGTTGAAGCGGAAGCAGTTCCCGCTAAGAAAGTAGAAGTTGTTCCCGAAGAAGAAGTTACTCCAAAATCAGAAGTAGTAGAATTTGCCAAAATCTTAGAAGACAAACTTGCTGAACTTGCTGAAAAAGGTATTTATGGCGAAGAAGCATTGAAAGAAATTCAGCCTATGTTCAATGAGCTTGGAGAAGTTGTGAAGTCTAAAGTAGCCCCCCAAGGCGCATTAGCTGACGTTGCAGGTGTCATCAAATCTACTATGCAAGAACTTATTCCTACTTTGAAACAAGAAATCGTTTCGCAGCTAGTGAAAGAGTTAAGTGGACTTACTGCACAATCTGTAGCTCCAGCACTTACTGATGATGTTCCCGCTCCTCGAAGCATTGAAGTAAAGCGAAGTAATATCACTGAGCAGGGACAAAAACAATTATCTCAAATTGAGAGACTTGCAGGATTGGGATAAGTTATACTTTACATAATGTAATCAAGGTTGTAGAATAAAACTATAACCAACAACTACGGTTAAGCCTTCTTCGGCGGCGTGGGAAACCTATTGAATTAGAAGGAGGCTATAATGCCTGAATTAGTATTAAATCTTGGTCAAGACCAAGTAGCAGAACAGGGATTTGTTTCAAAAGCAACAGACCCTGTACTCCCTGGAGTTTCTACTCCTGATGATTTTGCTGCACAATACCCTACCCCCTTAGACACGACTGAACTACTCGCTATGTGCGAAGAAGTAAATTTGCTTCGGGCTATTCCAGATGAAAGCACTGGACTGAAAGCATTTACTTATCGAGAGATGGATGAACTTGCTTTTGTCTCTGGTTCATCTTATGTTTCATTTGCGGATGGAGCATGCCCTGAAAATTATGAGCATGATGGTGATAATGTTACTGCCACACTAAAAAACATTGGCGCTTACAAATCTCTAACCCTTTCTGACATCATGCACTCTGCTGCTGTAGCAGGCATGTCGCAAGGCGGTTTTGGTGTAGGTATTGATAGTTTGAACGGGCCTATGCCTGCTGGTCAAGGACTTCCTGGTGTTGCTGGTGTAAATACGTTAGCTAATCAGGCAGTTGCTAATTTGAAAGCAAAAGAAATGGCTTTGATGGCAACCCTCGTACTGAATGGCGAAGATCGCCTCTTAGTTCGTGGTAACGCAAGCTCTAACGCTCTCGAATATGATGGCATTGAAACTCTCATCACCTCTGGCAATGGCTCACATACAAACGCTTCGAGTGAGGCATCTGGCACGTTCTCTGGTGCAAACTTTGACCGTTTCTTAGCAGAAGGTTGTGCTAAACCTACCGCAGTTTTCGGTCATCCCACTGCCATCCAAGAAATGATGAGCGCATATTTCCAACTTGGTTATCAAGGTTCGCAACTTGTAAATCACAATGACGGAAGTCGCATCGTTCCTGGTTACAACTTCGCAGGTGAAGTCAATACTGGCATCGGTACGCTCATGGTTGTTGCGGATAGTAACTTTACTCGCACAGCTTCAAGTGCAACTACATTCCAATCCAGCCTTTACGCTCTGCGTATGAGCCACAACGGAGAACCTTTGATATTCCGTAAGACTCAAATCCCATTGGCTTTCAAGGACTTAGCTCCTGGATGTACTGCAATTGCGTTCCAGATTTGGAAGAAAACTGTCCTAGTTGCCAAAGCTCGATGCGCTCATGGTAAATATACGAGCTTGTTCAGTGGGAGATCGGTATCAACCTGTCCAGTAGTCCACTTATCGAACGATTAAGATAAGATTAGTCCGATTTAGATTAAGAGTGCAAGAATTTCTTGCACTCTTTTTATTTTAATGGTATACTCTTTATGCTTATGACATAAGACTTCGAGAACAAATAGCGGTTAGTGAACTTGTGTCATAAGCAAACACTCGAATTTCATTAGCCGCTATTTGTTTTGGAATGGATATGAATAATGTGTCTGGAATATACAAGATAGTAAACTTAGAGAATGGAAGAATTTACATTGGGAGTAGTATAGATATTGTACATAGGTGGAATCATCATAAAAGTTTTCTTAGAAGAAATGCTCACCCCAATCCGCTTTTGCAGAACTCATGGAATGTTCATGGAGAAACATCTTTTGAATTTAGTATTTTAGAAGAAGTGGTAGATAGGGGATCTATATATGATAGAGAGCAATGGTATTTGGATAATGTAGTTGAGTGGGGACAGGATTATAATTTATCTAAATATGCGGATGTACATGCAGAAGGTCGTATTATGTCAGAAGAAATGAAAAGAAAGGTTTCTGCTTTAACCTTAGATGAAGAATTAGAGATACAAAATTTGTATAAAGATACTAACCTTTCTACAAAAAAGATTAGTAAAATATATAATGTGAGTAGGCGTACAGTTAGTAGAATTGTAAAGAAAGATTTAGGAAAAGGTGTTCCAGAACAACGTGAGTTGCTTATACCAAAACCCGACTATAAAGAAGTACAGAACTTGTATATGTCTGGAGATTACACACAACAAGAAATTGGAGATATATGGGGAGTGTCTTCTGCTATGATAGGAAAGATTATCCGCAAAGATTTAGGTAGAGGTGTTCCAAAGTATCCAGAAAAAACTTTATCCCGCGCACATAAACAAAATATAAAGAACTCTGCTCCACGAGAAGAAGAACACGCTCTTTCAAAAATAAATTGTGATGTTGCTAGAGAGATGCGTAGATTATGGAAAACAGGAAATTACTCGCAAAGAGAGATAGGAGAGATATGTGGAGGTATTAGTCAACCTACAGTTGGTAGAGTTGTTAGATATGAGTCATGGTTGTGTGAAGATAAATACTAATCTAATTCTAATCTGCACCTAGGTATTTTCTGATAAGATATATGAAAAGGAGAAAATTATGATGAATCATGTAGCAGGTTTCAAACTCGTATCAGATGGCAATTTAGTAGTGCCAGATGGATATACTGCAAAATATGTAAATAGGAGCATAAAAGAAAGGCTTTTTACTAAATTGTATGGTAGAAAGTGGTCTCCTTTTTGTAAGAAAGAGTTGGTGATTACTAAGAAATACAAACCAGATAGCTCTTTTTATAAGATGGGAGATATTGTAATGGCTCATCCTGAAACTCTTATAAGGCTAAAAGGTGCAATAGGTGAAAAATCCCCAATCTAATTTTAACCTTAATAAAGAATAAATGGTGTAAAATGCAGGAAAGGAGAAGATTATGAATGATAGAGATATAGAAGATACTAGGATGCCTCCAGATCGAATAGCGATGAATGTTGTATGTTATTTTTGCGAGAATAGTGTAAGTATAGATGATGCAACATGCTTGAATTGTGATGACCAAATGCGTAGGTTTGAAAAATACGCTTGTCGTTGGTGCGAAGATGTATATGAAGAGTGTGACGATTGTGGCGGTAGCGGTAAAGATATTTTAGGATCACCTGACCCGTTTGGTGGTTGTGATTGCGTTACTTGTGAAGGATCAGGAGTTATTACCGTCAAACTTCCGATAAAGTGATAATAACGGTAATCCTTATTGTCAAATAAGGATAAAAGTGTAATTATAGGATATATTTTGTACCTACACTTACTTGGAGACTTAGATAAGTATGAATACAAAGCTAATAACCAAATTCCTCCGCTATTTCACAGTCTTCATCTCTGGTGTTTTCTGTGGAATACTAATAGTTACAGTCATGTATATTTTTATTACGTCACAAGTAAGCCAGGAAGTTCCTGAGATCGTATTACCTATATTAATTGGATAAGGAGAAAATATGGAATTGAATATCACACATGAACGAAGGTTAGGTAGAAAAGATGTAGACTACTCTAAGAAGTTTGTTCCTTCTGGCAGATTATGTGAAGAACGAGATGAAACTGATTATGTTACACCATGCGATTATTTCAATAGAACAACTAGGAAATGTAAATTATTTGGTGTAAACCCTACGTTTACACAAGATATTTCTCATGGTTTGAGACCTAGACCATTATATAAAAAGCCTAATCTCTGCTTATCTCAGACTATGGATTTTAGTGAAACTGTAGGGATGTTTGATTAGAATATAAATTCATATGCTTGATATAAACACCTTACTAAATTATTATATTAGTAAGGTGTTTTCATTTTAATAAGGAATTTATATGAAAGATAAAAGAGAAGATTTTGAAACCAAAGATATTTACCTGGCTTCTGCTTTGATAGCTCTAGGTGGATTTTATAGTCATGCAGATAAGTCAGACCCTAGACATCAGGTATTTTATTTTAGAGACAATGGAAGAGTTGATTTTGAAAAAGTAGTTTCTGAGTACGTTACAGGAACTCTTATGATAAATGCGGCGGCATTTAAAGAATCTATACAGCGAATGAAGTCTGTTATACATTCTTACTAAATTCTTATAATTCAGAGTAATTTTGTGGTATACTGTCTTTATGGTGAAAAGAGATGGTTATGTAGCTACGCAACATTATAATGAAAACGGACATAGCGTGAAAGTGGGGGAAACTGTGTATATCTGGACACCTAGAAATCATGTTTCATTGGGATGGGTAAAGGAAGGTGATTTAGGCAAAATATTGGCAATTGATACGAAAGCGTGCTGCGGGAAACGTAAAAAGCGTTTCTTTTTAGCATCGCAAACTAATGTAAATTTACATGAAACGGGAGCAATGTAATGAAAAGTTGGAATGAGAGTAAAACTCTTTGGTTTTCTATTTTATACGCGCTATTACAAGTAGCGGGATTGTTCGGATATGCGGATTACACCCCTGGAGCAGATGTGTCTGAATGGGTAGGTATTGGTATAGCCATTATTGTGGCAGCCTTGCGGTTTAAGACAAATAAGGCGGTTAGTCTTTCTGCCGCAAAAGGGTAAACTAATATAAAGAGAAGATAAAATGAAAATAGCAGTTATTGGGCATACTGGTAGGGTTGGCACAGAGTTATTGAAACAAGAAGGATATGTTCCTTTAGACTGTGACATTAGAAACGAAAAAAGTGTAGAGAAGGCGATTACATCATGTAAGTGTGATGTGGTCGTCTCTCTTGCTTCTAAGTCATCTCCTGAATGGTGTGAGGACGACAAGAATTTCAAAGATATGTTCAACGTAAATGTTATGGGGATATTCAATCTTGGAGAAGTAACCAGTAAACTGGGTATCCCAACAATCATTTTATCAACCGATCATGTGTTTAGCGGTAAAAGTTACTTTGATTTTCCTTTGAAAAGATGGATAAAGAAAGGGCCATATAAAGAAGACTACTATAGGCGTGTTCCTGTAAACCAATATGGTAGAACTAAATTATCTGGTGAGTATATGGCTGGTGAGTACGACAACATGAAAGTTGTTCGCACTAGCTATTTATTTGACACAGACAGAATTTATCCATTACAAGAATCCTATCCTACTTTCATGTATCGCTCATTTATGCACATAGAGCATTTTGTTGAGAGTCTTTTGTATTATGTTGATAATATAGAGAAGATGCCAAAAATACTGCATATTTCTGGAAGCCAGACTGTAAGTTGGGTGGACTTTATGGCAAGACATTTTCTTGATTGCGGAAGTCTTTTGCCTACATCATCCACTCACAGAAAAGACAAGAAAGAATTTGCTCCTAGACCACATAAAGCAGGTTTAGACGTATCTCTTTCTGCTAAACTTGGATTGCCTCAGTATTCTTATAGAGATGGATTGGAGTTGCTGTGAAAACTACTGTAGTCATTCCTGCATTTAATAACTACGCCTTACTAAATCAATTATTATTTGATATATATAAATGTGGTGGGAGTAAAGACTTTGAAGTTATTATAGTAAATGATAAAAGTACAGAAAGTGAGTATGGTGGAGGGTTGCAGTGGTGGTCACTTCAAGAGATGTTAGATATTTCTGTCATCCACAATGAAGAAAATCTAGGATTTCTTCTAACTTCTAATAGGGGGCTAAAAGAAGCGTCTGGAGATGTCATTATTTTGGTGTCTACGGATGTTAGAGTCTACAAAGGATTTTTTGAAGCGATTAATGGACGATTGAAAGAGCATCCCAAAACTTTGATTAGTGGAAAGGTTTATACTGAGACTACTGGATGGAATGAGTTTGACGGTAAAATATTTCCCTATGCAGAAGGTTTTGTTCTGGCAACCACGAAAGAAGGTTGGGAAGAGTTAGGATATTTTGATGTTAGGTATGCGCCTAATGACTTTGAGGATGTAGATTTATCCACTACTGCTTTAGAAAAGGGTTACGAGTTATGGTCACTCTCTCCAGAAGTTGTGATGCACCTTGGGGGTAAGACGATTGGATATGGAGAAGATAGGCAGAAGGGTACAAGAATAAATCAACAGAAGTTCAGGGAAAAATGGGTGACAAAATGACACAAGGAATTCCGAAAGAAAAAATAAATGTTCTTATGCTTTCGATATGGTATCCACTTAGTATGTCTCGATATTGGGAAAATGCTTTCAATAGGAATCCTGATGTAGAATTAAGAACCTGCGGTGTTTATACTGGTTCATGGATTCCTTGGCTGGGAGGTCTCAACGTATTGGAGAAATATGCAAAATCTCCTACATATCCGTTGCCATTTAAGCCTAATATTGGAAGAATTCCTTATGAAATAGTAAATGCGCAATTAGATGGATGGATTCCTGATATTGTGATTGCTGTTGACGCAGGTGTAAATTGGGTAAGTAAGCCATCCGATGGAAAAGTTGTTTCTATTTTTACAGATAGCCACTGTTTAGATTATTCTCATGCAAGAAGCGTTTCTGACGTGTCCTATAATATGCACCCGAAGTATGCTCAAGGGGACGATGTACTCTTGCATTACGCATTTGACCCTGATGTCCACTATCCTATGACAGAGATTGAGAAAGATGCCGATGCAGTACTTATCGGTATGCCCTATCCGCAGAGAATTGAATGGATAGATAGATTACGATCTTTAGGGATTTCTGTTCTATTTGAGAATGGGCCAATCTTTGATGAGTATAGAGAACTGAATAATAGAGCTAGATTAGGACTAAACTGGTCATCTTTAGGGGATTTGAACGCTCGTGTACTAGAAATTTCTGCTATGCGTCTTTGTCCTATTATAGATAGAGTTTCTGATTTATCCGTAATAGGATTTGAAGAGGGGAAGCATTATTTAGGATTCGATAATTTAGATGAAGCAGTTTTAAGAGTTCAATGGGCATTGAATAGTCCACACGAAGCAGAAGAGATTGCTCTTGCTGCATATAATAAAGTTAACATGGAAGATTTTACCTATGATGCACTTGTTAGTAAAGTGTTGAAGGAGTTTAGATTGGATGAGTAAAAATAATGGTGGTTCTCCCAAGGCATCTACAGACCTATCACCAATTGAAGTTGCTATGAAAACAGCAAAGCCTCCTAATATAATACATCATCGTGGAGATTTGAATAGAGTTACATCTGACGGAAAGGAATTTGTTAGGCAAGAACATGTATTCATTCCTTCAATTGGTAAAGTGAAATGTACTCCTTATGATAATCATTTCGTTTATAGAGATGCCAGAAAGTTAGGATGGGTATTGTTTTGTACGTGTGGCTCTCCTGCTGTAGTAGTAAATTACGATGCCTATAAGCAGCATGGTAGTTCACAAGGAGCTTTACTTGTTTGTAAACATCATACTGATAATAACAAACATCAACCAGTGAATAGGTAATATTATGACTTTCTGGAAAGATAAAAAAGTGCTAGTTACTGGAGCTACAGGGTTTATCGGTAATCATTTAGTCACTAAGCTATTAAACTCTGGAGCAGAAGTCACTGAGTTTATTCACATAAAAGAATCTAAACGTCCTAATACTTGGAAATTGTTTGGAGATTTGCTTGATTTAGAATCCTTCTCTGACGCATTGGAAGACCTGAAACCAGACATCGTATTCCATTTAGCGGCACAGCCCATTGTAGGAATTGCTGGAGAGATGGAGTATGAGACATTAGATGTGAATATACGAGGGACTTACAATCTTCTCTCTGTCCTGAATAAGATTGGAGTAGGTGGTTATGTACATATCTCTACAGATAAAGTTTATGGGGACACCCCTTTCATAGAAGATACAAGTGATTTGTTAGGATTAGACCATCCCTACAACGTGTCTAAATTATGTGGAGATAACCTGGCAACTATGTATGCCAGATTCTTTAATGTTCCTACAACCATTATCAGAAATGCTAATGTGTATGGTGAAGGTGACCCCCACTTAGAGAGAATTGTTCCTAGAACAGTAAAAAGGTTGGTAGATGGAAAGAACCCCGTTATTAGAGGAGACGGTACAAATCTAAGAGATTACGTCTATGTGAAGGATATTGTAGATGGATATGCACTTGCTGCTGAATATGGGTACGAGAAGGATTATAATGTATTCAATTTTGGTGCAGAATGTGCTACTTCTGTGGGGGATATTGTAAAGATGATTATAAGTCTTGTAAGGAATGATTTATTTATAAATTTTGAACACCAACTAAGAGGAGAAATTCCTAATCAGCATGTTAATTGTGATCGTGTAAAAGAAGTCCTTGGTTGGACACCTAGCACATCCTTACAAGAAGGATTAGAGAAAACTGTGAAATGGTATCAAAATGAATTCAAAAATTAGTCTCTTTGGAAATGGTTATATAGGAAAAGAATTTGTTCGTCAGTTTGAGGATGACGTAATTATTCAGGACAAATTCGATTATGCTTCCAGAACACCAAAAGTCTTGTATGGGATTAGCACAGTTCACAATTATCATGTAAAGAAAAAACCTTACTTGGATATTGATACTAATTTAACTACTCTTGTTACATTCCTTGAGAATATGAGACGGATACACGGAGAGAAATCAGACATTACGTTTTTGTCTAGTTGGTTCGTTTATGGACGACAGGACTTTGTTCCTGTAAAAGAAACTGCTTGCTGTAATCCTACGGGATTCTATTCTGTCACAAAATATGCTGCTGAGATGTTATTAGCTAGTTACTGCAAAACTTACAATATGAAATACAGAATTCTGAGACTTTGTAATGTGATTGGTGGAGTAGATGAAAAAGCAGACAGGAAGAAAAACGCTCTCCAGTATATGATTACGGAATTGGTAAAGGGGAGAAAAGTAGATTATTTATATGATACAGAGTGCTATAGAGATTATATGGATGTTAGAGATGTTGTAAGAGCAATAAAAATCGCTATGACATCAGAATCAGGGGAGATTATAAACATAGGTTCTGGAAATGGTCGGATAGTGAAAGAAATAATAGAAGATGTTCATTGTGAAGTACGAGGAATAAATTTATTAGAGCTAATACCCATTCCAAAATTTCATAAAGATGTTCAAACAGATAATATGGTTTTGGATGTGTCAAAACTAAAATCTATGGGATTTGTTCAGCAATATTCATTACAAGATACAATAGAAGATATAATAAAACATGCTAAATAAACTTGGGAAGAGTGCAATTGTAGCAGCCGTAAAACATTTAGTTTCAGGAACGCATAATGAATTTATTCCTGGAGAAACTTTCATTCCTACACATGGAGCTATGTATAATGGTGGAGATGTTTGGAATGGTGCTGATGTAGCATCTTTGGTGGAGTGTGCTTTAGATAAGTGGTATACAGAAGGGAAATACGCTAGAGAATATACACGAAAACTAAAGAGCTATCTTAGAAATTCTTCTAAATATATTACACTGTGTAATAGTGGCAGTAGTGCAAATCTTCTTGCTATTATGGCTATGACCGCTCCTGAGTTTGGTGAAAGAAGAATAAAGCCTGGAGATGAAGTCATAACCACTGCTGTAAATTTCCCCACTACCGTAAATGCCATTATTCAAGCAGGAGCTATTCCTGTATTTGTAGATGTAGCTTTAGGTACTTATGTTCCTGATGTTGAAGATATAGCAGAAGCGATTGTAGAAGGAAAAACAAAAGCAGTTATTCTTGCTCATACAATGGGTAATGTATTTGATGCAGAAGCTATTGAAGACCTTTGTAGAGAATATAATATATTTATGATGTCGGATTGCTGTGACTCTTTAGGTAGCACTTTTCAAGAAAAGCCTGTGGAATCCTACGGAGATATTTCTACCCATTCTTATTATCCCGCTCATCATATTTCTGGTGGTGAAGGTGGGGCAGTTCTTACAAATAGTTTTATGATTTCTAAGGTTGTGAAATCTCTTAGAGATTGGGGTAGAGATTGTTTCTGTGCTACTGGACAGGATGCTGCTTGTGGGAAACGCTTTGAACATAAATTTGAAGGTTTGCCAGAAGGATATGACCATAAATATGTTTACACTCGTTTAGGCTACAACTTAAAAATGACAGACTTACAGGCATCTCTTCTGTCTTCACAAATAGATAGGTTGGATGAAATAGTTGAGGCGCGTAGGTATAATTTTATTTATTTGTTTGAGAAGATGCAAGAGTTTGAGAATTGGTTCATCCTTCCTAGACCTGCTTTAGATAGTGAACCTTCCTGGTTTGGTTTTCCTATCACAATAAAATCTTATGCCTGTAACTTCACAAGAGCAGAACTTATAGCTCATCTGGATAAGAATAAAGTTGGAACAAGGCTTCTTTTTGGAAGTAACTTATTAAGACAGCCAGCCTATAGAGATATTGAATATTTAGTTCAAGATAAACTCTACAATAGCGATATTGTAACAGAAATGACTTTCTGGATAGGATTACATCCAAGCATGACACCTGAAATCATGGACTATATTATTTCTGTGTTTAGAGAATTCTTAGAAGGGAGAGAAGGATGCTGAGAGATTTCAGGAATTGGAACATCTTTTTAAACGAACTTATAAAAGATGACTACCCATCTCCTCCTGATAAAGGACATACTGCGCTTATGCGAGGCATTATGACAGAATGGATAAGCGGGTTAAAGGGTGTAAAAACTGTCCTTGATGTTGGGTGCGGAGATGCTGCTATTGCAGAAGGATTTTTCAAGAAATTAGGCATTGAATACACTGGTATCTCAAACGGAATGGATGTAGAGAAATTAAAAGGTTTAGGAAAGAATGTTATCAACGGAGACTTTAGTTTCTTAGAAGAGTTTGCAGATGAATCCTTTGGACTTATCTTCTCTCGTCATTCCCTTGAGCATAGTCCTGCCCCACTGCTTACCCTAATGGAGTGGTACAGGGTATCAGCACACTTCCTATGCCTTGTTCTTCCAAACCCCGCCTATTGGGGGCGTGTAGGGCAGGGACATTATTCTGTATTGGAAGAAGATCAGTGGAATTTCTTATTGAAGCGTTCTGGATGGAATGTGATATGGAGAAAGAATACTAACCAAGAGTTTTGGTTTATGTGTGAAAAGGCTAAAAGATATTAGCATGAAAAAATCTGTCAATATTGTGGTGGCTGTTAGATGTCTAAACGAAGAGAAGAATATAGAAAGATTTTTGCACGGATACGACTTTGCAGATTCTATTGTAGTTTCAGATGGTGGAAGTACAGATGATTCTTTGAACCTGTTATCCAAGAATAAGAAAGTTATTATACATAATTATGATGTCGTGGAAAAGTTTCCAACTGGATGTTCGTGGAATCCAGATAATCCTCACATAAATTTTGTGCTAGAAAAAGCGAAGAAACTATCTCCAGATTGGCTAATATTGGATGATATGGACGATGTTCCTACTTATACATTGAGAAGAAATGCTAGGAAGGTACTGGAACATACAAGTAAATCTCAAGTCAATGCTTTTAGGTTATATATGTGGGGAGATAGAGAGTTCTTCCCTTATATGAATAGAGATTTTGATAAGGATTATTTGGCTTTATGGGCATGGCGACCTGATGAACTAGACATATACGCAGATGAGCAAAAGCATCATGCTACTTATAGAGGAATATCGTCAGACTATGAAGAACTTAAAGTGCCTATGGCTCTTCTTCACAAGTCGTGGCATCCAGATACTATAGATGATAAGGTGAAGTGGTATAATTCCGTTGGGATAAAGACAAGTCACCCATTTAATTTTGCAGGAAAACCGAAAAGGCTTCCTCCTTGGGCAAAGGAATAACATGGCTAGATTGTTTATTACATCATATCAAAAGTCAGGAACTCATCAAATTATGCCCGCTTTTGGAATTACGGCGGATATTGTAGACAGAAGTCATAATGGGACTCATAATCTTCCAGATTACGTTGGATTGGAGAATACCATAGATAAGGACGGTATACTGGTAACAGTAAATGCGCTAGAAGAATTTTATAAAGGAAAATTTGGTCACGTATCTTACCTGCCAGAATATGCAGTAGCTATACAAAAGAAGCCTACTAAAGTTCTTTTTAATATTAGAGACCCTAGAGACATTATAGTTTCTGAGTATTACAATATGATGAAGCTGTTTAGCAGGGGAAATTCAGATCACGCTCTTTGGAACTTCCGCATGAAGGATAGTAGAACAGTATATGGTTCTGGAGACCCCATAAAATACCTAATAGAATTTGCATCTTGTAGATGGCTAAATTGGCTAGGGTGGATGAAGCACGATTTTGTTTATACTGTAAAATATGAAGATTTGAGATTGAACGGAATAGAGACGTTAGAAAAGATAAAAGAGTTCCTTGCTCCTGAAATAACGATAAATACAGCTTGGAATTTTGAACATCTAAAACCGAGACACGGAAACCCTACTTTTAGAAGGGGCGTTCCTGGGGAATGGAAAGATGTGTTTACTGACGAACACAAGAAACAGGCGGCGGAACAGTTAGGAGCGACAATAAGAAAATTAGGGTATACGCTATGATAAAATTTAGTATTTTTGACGATTATGCAGATGGTAAGGATGAAGCGGAATTGGCTATTTTCAATGCTGTCTGTGAGTGTGGGCATAAACTACATGAGCATGGGTTTGTTGTAGATTGGAATGGTATCCAAAAATTTTGGGTGTCTCAATGCACTAGCTGTCCAGTAGTGGATGGAGTATTTACGTGTAAAGAATTCAGACTAGCGGAGAAGAAAAATGAAAATTGACTTGCTTTGCAATGATGGCAGCCCTCTTGAAGTATCAGAGAAAAGTATTTCTGGTGAAGATGGTCGTATGGGCGTAGGAGGCGCGGAGCTATTCCTTCTCACGATTTGTAGAGCTTGGCATGAAGCTGGACATGAAGTAACTCTTTATAACAGTCCTAAGTATCCTAATAGTTCTGTATTCAATCAACTTCCAGTAGATGCTTTTGTTCCAGAAGATGAAAGAGATGTTGTAATTGTGTGGCGTTCTCCTAACGATAGACTTACTCCCGATACAGTAGGATTGAAAGTTTGGGTGTCTTGTGACCAACATACAAAGGGAGACTTTGGAAAGTTTGCTCAAAAAGTAGATAAGATTGTTACTATCTCAGAACGTCATGCTGATTATTTTAGAGATATTTATGGCATTCAGGACACTATTACCATAGACATTCCAATTCGTATATGGGAGTATGAAGAAAATGAAGTAGAGAAAGTTCCTTATCGTTGTATCTTCAATCATATGCCTGATAGAGGTGTAATGCAGTTACATGCTGCATGGGCAGAAATCGTTAGAGATGTTCCAGAAGCATCTTTGGTGATTACGTCTGATTGGAGATTATGGAGTGAATGGGCAGACCCTACTGCTACACAGCAATTCAAGACTACGTTTGCTAGGCTTCCTGGAGTAACGTATCTTGGTGCGGTAAAGAGAGATGAACTTATTAGGCATCAACTGGAAGCACAATTGGAGTTGTACCCATCTATTTATGATGAGCTTTTTGGTATCGCTACTGCTGAAAATCAAGTGGCTGGATGTTACCCTATTACAAGTGATGTTGGGGCAACAAGGACTACAAACATGGGGACTGTAATTGCTGGAAATGTTTACTCTCCTGAATGGAATAGAGAGTTTGTAGATACAGTAGTGGCTACGCTTAGAAATCAAGATAAGTTGAAAGAAAATGCTATGCAAGTACAGAAGTTAGCAAAGGAAAGGTTTGCTTTGGATAGAATCTTAGAAATCTGGAACGATAAAGTTTTCAATATTCATTATAAATAAAAGGATACAAATGCCGCAAAAACAAAAATCTAGTTCTGGTGGAAATAAGAAACATGGTCGCAATAAAGATAAATGTACTCGCTATAGGAATATGCATACTAGAGAAAAGAACAAAGTAAGGCGTGTCTTGAGGTCTTCTGGATTAGAAGAAGCTAAAAGATGGGCTAAAGAAAATAACGTTTCTGTTTATTTAAGGAAAATAATTAATGACATCTAAAAAGATTTTATTTATTACGGATTTAGCCTTTATAGGCTCTGGATACATGTACATTTCTTTGCCTTTGATGAAGGGCTTAGTTGGATTGGGTTTTGATGTGAAGGCAATTGGGTTAGGAAATGATGGAAGCGAACATGATTTTCCCTTCTCTATCATTCCTGCTAAAGATTTTAAGTCTGCTCATGCTATAGCTCATAATCTGCATTTTTTAGATTGGCAACCTGATATAGTTGTAGTTGCTTTAGATGTTCCTCATCAAATATTCTTTATTGAGAAACTGAAAGAGTTACCTTCTAAGTATCTTGTCATTACTCCTTTAGAGAATGGCCCTCTTACTATGTCATGGGCAGGTTCTTTAATGTTTGCTGATGGAGTTTTCTTTATTAGCGAATTGGCAACTAGAGAAGCCAAGAAAGCTGGTCTCACAAAAGCTAAACATATTAAGATTGGTTCTGATACAGAAATCTGGCCTGAACGTGATGAAGAAACTAGAAATAGAATTAGAAAATCTATGGAGCTTGACGATAAATTTGTCATCCTTTCTGTAGCAGATAATCAAGAAAGAAAGAACTTGTGGGCTGCTATGGATATTGTCTCTAAGGTGAAGAAGTCAGGTGTAGACAATCTGAAATACATTCTTGTGACTAGAGAACATAGTCATGTAGGGCATAAAATACGAGATTTGGCTTCACAATTAGATATAAATGATGAATTAGTGATTATGGAACGGGGATTACCGCAGGATGTTTTATGGTCTCTATATGCTGCATCTGATTTATATTTGAATACAAGTAAAGCAGAGGGTCTTGGATTACCTCTACTAGAGGCTATGAGCGTAGGATTGCCAGTAATGGCTACTGATACTGGAGCAATGACTGAATTACTTGCTGATGGTCTAGGGACAGTTCTTAGAGGGTTTTTGATTCGTCCTGAGTACGAGTTTACTGATGTTTGGGGCAATTCTAAGCGTAGTATGATAGACAGAGAAAAAGCGACAGAAGAAATATTATATTGTGTAAAAGATGGTCGTATTATGAAGCACATGTCTGATGCTGCTTTACATTATGTAAAATCGCTTACATGGGATATTCCCGTAAATCAACTTAAAGAAATGATAGAAGAGGTTTTAGATGAGTAGAAAACGAAACAAGTCAAAGAAGGAAAAGTTTCTTCTGGATGTAGTAGTTCCTACCGCTGGTAGATACGACATCCTAGAGAAATGTTTAGATGCCTTAGAAACTCAAACAGTGAAAA